CTTCCGATCTGTAAAACGTCTGTGTCAAAAACCAACATTTTATTAGCATCAGCTTTTATAAATGTAATTTTATTATTAATCTTTAATTCAGTTCCGCCATCACAATCGTTTAAATATAGAATAGCAGTTTTGCACTTGAAATCATAATCAGTGTGCCATCCAGATGTTTTAAATAACGCACTGATAGACATATTAGCTCTAATCTGTATAGGTGCCTCTGCATGTAATTTTTTTAAAATAGGAATAATGTAGGGTTTGTAAAATTCGGACTGCGGAGTCATATAGTTATAAAAGCAGTAGGTAAAATACATTTTATCAGTAGGAGTCATACGGTCCCTTCTTCTCCACGGAAAATCTTTATTCATAATTATGTTTTTAATTTTTTCAAAAAAATCTGTAGTCAAGAATTTTTTGTGTGTTTGATATTTCATTTAAATGGATATCCTAAATGCCATAAGACAAGTGAATATCTTACTCCTCTAGTTATGGGTTTAACTCTATGCCAAACAAATGATGGAAAAACAATGATACTTCCTTTAGGTAATATTTCCGTTGCTTTTCTTAAATGTTTAGCTTCTTCTCTTTGGGGTGGATCGTATTGTCTAAAATCAAATTCTAATTCTCCACCTTTATATTCTGAACCATCGGTGAGTTGACAGGTCATAGATAGTTTTCTAATTTTTCCATGTGAAGGAGTTTTGGGTTGGTCATAAACTTTTTCCCAGCTATCACAGTGCCAATCGTAGTATTGATTGAGTTTATACTTAGTAAATTGGCACGATTCTGATCGATCCCATTCAAAATTCCACCCAGCATTTTTATTCGCCTTATGAACAAAGGGATGTATTTCCTTATAAATCCAGGTATCATCAAGCCAAACCAAATCTGAATCTCTTTTATATTTTAAATTTCTAACTTCTTCTTTGTTTAAAGGTTTTTTATCTAAATTTCTTCCTTTGCCATACCCACCTGTAATAGCCATCGTTTCTTTTTGAGCTAAAGCATGTTTAATAACGTCATCACAGAATCGTGGTGTCAGTGCAGATTTAAAATACCAAAAATAATTAGATAAATTCATGGGTAATGGTTAGAATAAAGTTAAGTGAATCCTTTTGAGTGTTGGTGATATAATACATTTGCGTCGAGGGAAACATGATAAATTTATTATTCGTTAGGGGCATATCCCAAGAACGACCTTTTCTTCTATTAGCGTCATAGTGGATTCTAACGCTGCAATCCTTAACCTTTACCCCATACAACAAGGTATAGTCTGGAGAGTTTCTTAAATCTACAGGATCGATATTGAGTAAAGGAACGGAAATTTCTTGAGGTTTATAAACATTTCCCCACGTTTTTTTATTCACTAATCGAATTTCATATTCCACATGAATATGTTCTCTTAGATAGGTATTGAGTTTATCCCATTCCCTTGAATAAGGAAATTCTTTATTATTGATTTGTGATTTTAAAATGTCTAGTTGAAGTTTATTGCGGTCTATTTCAAAACCTTTTGGCATCTCAACATCGCCATAATATAAAGCTATTTCTGATAATGCTTTCTTTTCCATATCCACCATATATGGTTTATCTTTTTTTTCTAGAATTGTCTATGAAGCTATTGCTGTTTTATCCCAGGATTGATTTGATTCATTCCACTCATAATGATGAGTTTCTGCTTCTGCACCTAAATCTGGAGCATCACCTATTGGTGAGTGCCATGATGCATCTGAAGCATCTTTAACCCATGAAGCATGGGGTTTTTTAGGCCAAAAGATATTGTCATCTTCGTCCCAAGTATAACCTATGCCAGCATAATTCCCTCTTAAGGCTTTAGAATTATCGCCGGAATTATGTTTATTTTGGAGTGTATTATAAGATGTTTGAATCCACATTGGGGCAGGCCAATTATTGTGTAATTGTAAATATTGTTGTCCTACGGATTCATCTTCTTTTTGATCACCGTTCAACATATCTTTATTGTCTAAAGTTAATACTGAAATAACTTTTGAGTTTAAACTTATTTTTGCAAAATGTGCCATAATTTTATTGAAATTTGTATCTTATATAAACGATTCCTGAGCCACCTATTCCGCCAGAGCCTCCACTGAAAGCACCTCCACCTGAACCACCAGTATTACAACCCCCTGCTGCTGCGGACTGAGTTGGACTTTTAGCCTGTCCTGCTCCTCCTGCACCTGGAGTTCCTGCTGCTCCTGGGTGACCTGCTCCACCAGAGCCACCTGAATATTCTACATCAGCTCCTGAAATTGAGGTATTAACATGCGCTCCTCCTGTTCCTCCTGTAGTTCCACCACTTGTACCACCTGCTCCGCCTGCACCGCCTCCTCCACCACTTGAATTATCTGCTCCAGTGGGTGCGTTTGGACCTCCATTTTGTCCTTGAGGGGGAGTTGTTGGAGGGCTATTTCCTGTTCCTCCTGCATCTCCCGTTCTTCCACCTCCTGTTCCTCCACCTGAACCACCAGATCCACCTACGACAGTAGGACTTGATGGATACATAGCTCCACCTCTACCACCACCTGCAGAATCTATTGTTGAAAAAGTTGAAGTTGATCCTTGTCCACCGTGAGTAGTTGTTGAGGTTGTACCTCCTCCTCCTACTGCAATAGTATAAGGAGATGCTGAAACTGTAATTGCAGTTCCACATGGATTACCATCTAAAGGAGAAGCTGTATAACAGTCTACTGAACTTTTATATTCTCTAAAACCTCCTCCTCCACCAGGACCTCCTGAATTAACATTAGGAACACTACCTCCTCCGCCTCCACCTGCGACCACCAAATAGGATACTACATTATTAGCAGCACAGCCAATTGCGGAAACACAAAATGTTCCTGGTCCTGTAAATTTATGAATTTTGTAATTTGTATCAACGACACAACCACCTGCAGTTGGTTGATTACCACCTGTCGCTGTAACAAAATTTTCTGCACCAGTTGGGCTTGCTGTTACTGATTGTTGAGTTGCTAACCACCCTTGAGTTGCGTCTGCATAGACTAAAAGTATTGCCTCCCCTTCAACTTCTAAAGTAGGATCATTGGCACTGGCACCGCCAATGTTCTGTGAACCATTGGGTGCTACAGTGCATGCGTTTGTTTGAAAAGTTCCAGCATAATCTTTAATACCTACAATATCTCCCACACTTGCCGCTGGCAAATTCACTGTTACCGCTCCACCTGTCGTATTAACAAAATAACCTTTACCACTCTCTGCTGTAACAGTAGAGGTGTGAATAGTTGTATCCCAATCAACGGTTCCTTCTCTTCCAGCAGAAAGAGAAGCTACTACTCCTGAAGCTCGATATGGGTTATTTCCTACGGATCCACTCATAAATACTCCTATAACGTTTGATCTAAATAACTAATAACAACGTCAACATCTCCTGCACTAGCTAATTTAGCTGAAAGCACATCGGTTGTTTGAAGAACAATTCTTGTTGTATGTTCAAAAGTTGCATTAGCCGCTAGGGCTTGATCGGAATAAATTTCATAATCATTAGCGCCAGCATCATCTCTGATATATAGATCAAAAGTTTCTGCATTCCCGGCCGTTTCGCAAATCGATATATTAAGTATCGTATAAGTATGATCAGCGGTTACCGTCAGTAAATCTACTTCACTATTCGAAAGCTCTTTAATTAACTTTACTGCCATTATTTCACTTGCCATATTTTCCTCCTATTAAAATCCCATTACTAATACTTTACCTGTGCTTGAAATATAAGGTGTCATCGCTGGATTAGCAGCAATAGTGACTGTATCGGTAGCTGCGGCTGTTGTTGTTACCCCATTGCCTGCCGCTATCGTTGCAGTATCTCCACCTGAAATGGTTTGACCAGATCCAGACGTTCCAGCTAAAGTAAAACTCGTCATTGTTCCAAAGCCTGTATCCACTATGTTAGGATCAGTTCCATCATCAGCAGTTGCATAAATAATTTTAGTTCCTTTATCTGTAGCTGACCATTGAACTGAACTCCCTGAACCCGTAACATATTTAAATGTGACGGTATATGCACCTGATGAGCCATTTGTTATGATATAAAAAGTTTGAACATCTAAAGGAATGGTTACTACAGTAGCTTCACCAATTGTTCCTGTGAATTTTATAATTCTGTGTGCAAGAGTTGCTCCTGCTGTTCCATCATTTACA